CGGATTTCCAGTTCAAAAGATTGTGAACCAAGCCAGCATTGGCAATAGATAAATTCAACGGCAAGCGCCTTTTCGTAAAGCGTCATATTTTCATCGGGAAACGAATCAATCCACCAGCCTAATCGGCGTATCTGTTGGCCGACCCAAGCGCGTTGCTTATGAAATATCAAATGCCTCATTTATTATTCTTTAACTTTGTCACAGCATTACCCGCCGGTAGTTTTCTTTATGCAAAAGGACGCATGGCCCCATATCCTCTACTTTAGTTGCAAAGCCGCATGACGCAACAGCTTGAACGCTTATGCGCTTGATCCTGCCGTAAACGTCCGTCCCAGCGCGTTCAATATATTCATTAGGAACGAACCACGGCTTGCTGTAGGCAGTTTTCACCCTAGCAACACGCCCATAACCCTTTTTAAGGCACGGCCTATTGTAACCAAGGCCAAATTTGCGACCGCTTTGGTCAACACCGAGCAGGTGAACTTTGTCGCCAACGGTATATTCGGTGTATTCCTGATCCTGAATGCCGTGCTTTGTGCGGAAACGGTCCATTGCAGACATTACATGCCCCCTTAAAAGCGCCTCGGTCTGCGCCGCTTCAAGTAGCTTATCTGTTGTCATTATTCACCACCAGCATTAAATCTGTGTATGGTTGCAAAATAGCGCGTTCACTGTCGCTCAAATCTTTCGTTATGCGGGACAAAATTACCTGCGCCGCTCGCCGCCGTTCGGCTTTTTGTTTGTTTATCTCGCCAGTTTTAATAGAGATAAGCGCAGACCTTAGACGGTTAGCGCGGGACAACTTCGGTAAATACTCTTTGAATTCCCAACGATTTCCCGTGGCATCGCTTAATTGCCTTTCAGCCGTTTTTAATGCGCGTTCAAGTTTTGCAATGTATGTCATTATTCATCCAATACCGCGTTTACCATGATTACAATTCAAAAAACCAGCGTTTTAACTGCGCTTTCCGCGACGGGTCTTTTTCTTTTTCTACTAAAATAGAGCTAAGAACATCGCTTAAAGAATCAGAACGGCGCAGCTTGTGCCGATACCTTCTCGAATAAGGTTCATGTTTCTTACCTGCTACATAGGTTTGCCTATTGGCCGTTGAAATCGCTCTGCACAGTTTTGCAATGTATGTCATCGGTTGCTCCTTCATAGCGCAATGCTAATAGGACTGCATTTACCCGTCAATCAAAAATTATTCCATCTTGATTGGCGTTCCGGTGCCATAACTTTTTCGATTGGCCAACCTTGATTTATCCGCCAAGCGACGGCGGCGTGTTGCAATCCGGTCAATTCGCAAATCTCTTTAATCGTGATTGGCTTGCCCAGATATTCAACGCGAACGGAATTGCCGCGATTGTTTTGTTGGTCGCCAATGGTTAGCCAGCGAACATTTCTAGGTTCATAATTGCCATCGGAATCAATGCGGTCAACCGTATGCTCTGGAGTTGGCCGCTCGCCCATATAAGCAGCAAACGCATAGAAGTCATTGCGCCACTCTGGGCAAATCGAAATGCCTCTGCCGCCGTATCGCTTATACCAAGTATGTTTTGGATTTTCGCAACGCTGAATCATACCTTTCCAGATATTGAAAAGCGGGTGGCCGCGTGACGCGCCTTTTGCCGGACGTGATTGCGTTCTGCAATCTGGACACATAGGGCATTTTTGCGCCCGCAAGTTAGCGATAGGGTATTGCCGAACGTCTCCGCACTCGCACCGCCCTTGAACCGCTGAATAACTTCCCATGTTGATTGACTCGGAAATGACAGTTACTTTTCCGAACGACTTCCCAATAGGGGCAACTTTTGATATGCCTTTGACACCCATTATTCGTTCCTTTCTCGAACGCTGATGGCTAGGGCCGGATTGCTGCGCTAACAGCTTTCCGGCCTGATTCTTATAGCACGAATTGCATGGGATTACTAATTAAAAAACAAGAATTCCAGCAGAACGGCAACCGCAGAATGGAAGCTGCCCGACCCTATCGGTGGGCGCTGGACCGACGGTTTTGCCGTCGATAACTTTACCGACATCGGCGGAATTATCGCTGTAATAATTCCCGTCGCGCGCCTTATGGGTTTCGCGCGGCCTGCGTTTTCCGCTGTGCTTCCATTCCCATATCGTTAGGCCAGCTTCGCGCTGCCTTTCCTCTGCTAATGTAGCGGCCAATTTTGAAATTTGGTCGCTCGATATTCTGATGCTACGCGCCTTGCCCAATTCAACCGCTGCCCGCAATTCCTTCGCCACTTCCCGCGCTGGCTTATTGTTTCGCAACCCGTCATAAATAATTGCGCTCATACGACGCCGAGCCTCTGCGCTCACGTCCTTAACAAGCGAAACATTGTAATTGATTGCCGCTTCAAGCGTTTGTCGCACGTCAGCAGCGCCTATCATGGTTCCTATATCAACATTCGTGGCTGACAAGACCGCGCCGCGCCATTTGCCGCGATGCCAGCGTTCAACACGCACCATATAACGCTCAAGGGCTGGCGTGATTGTAATTGCCAATAAAGCAAAGCTGCGCTCGGCGCTTTCGATTGCTGCTTCAATATCGGCAGGGCTATCTTGCATCATGCCGATAGTGCGTGCGTATTCATTCACTATGCTATCAATCGCGCCGTTCCATACGGCTATCACGGGCGCATAGGCGGCCCGGTATAAATCCGACGCGAAAATGTTTGGCGGGCGTATGTCCCTAATCGTGATTGACTTGCGACGTGGGTTTTTGGCCCGCAAAGTCATTTGCGTTAAATTATATCGAGACATTGCCACACACTAGCGCCCGCTCCGCGCTCCAACCCTTTTTAATTCGCATTCTCGCCGTTGAATACTTGACCCCCGACAATGCTGTTGCTTGCTTCAAAGTCATCTGTCTGCCAAAATATTCGACCATAATATTGTTTCGCCTGTTGGAGCATTGGGCTTTACTCAAAACCCACTGGCAATTGGACGGCTCATAATTTCCATCGTTATCTATTCGGTCGATGCTGTGTGCGTCACTTGGGCGCGATCCCATGTCGGCATAAAAGTTCTCAAAGCTTTGAAGCCAACGATCACAAACCGAAATCCCGCGACCACCGTAATCAAGCCAGTTTCTAACATTAGGATTTGTGCATCGCTGCTTCATTGAGGCCCAAACATAATATTCCGGCGCGTCCTTAGACATGCCATGCGTTTTTTTTGCTTCACAAACTATTGCAGCCGCCTCACGTTGGGCGCAGCCACAACTTTTTGTGTTGCCGCTTTTTAAGGCGCTGCCTTCGCAAAGGCGTTCGGTGCCGCAATCGCAAATGCAGTTCCACAAGTGCTGCGCTTTATCCCCGCGCCCGTAATGCGACACGACTAGCCAGCGCCCGTATTTGCTTCCGGCCATATCTACCGGGGGCCTTGTTTTAACTTTTGCTTTGTTAGAACATGTGATGCTGCAATTGAGCCGCTTTATCCAGTTCACGCCATTTTGGCCGTAATTGCGATAAAACTTTTCACCGCACTGAACGCAATGCTTGAAATCATCGTGAAATTTGTTAGCTTGCCACTTAGCCATGATTGCACCTCGAATGCAGTTATCGGTCAGGGCCAGCGGTGTGTTGGTAGCACCCGCTGGCCTGATTTTAGCTAGCATTTTCCAAGTCTTTTGGCAAGCCTTTGTTAGAGGCCAGCGCCTCCGTTTCACCCGTCAATGCGCTGGGGTCGTCATTATCATCCGGCGACTCTTGCTCAAACCCAAAGCGTTCGGCTTCAGGTATCTTTTCAAGCGCAGATTCCAACGCTGGAAGCATACCGGATTCAACAAGCATGGACTGGAAGCCCTCCGCAAATGCCGCATCTGGTATTGCGCCAGTCTCTTGCGCTTTGACAGCCGCCTCGACCTTCATTTTGAACGTCTCCGCTTTTGGCTTTTCATCCGGAACATCAAGCGGCGAGAATTTATACCAAATCGACTTATCAGCCGCACGGCCTGTTGCGCTTGGAATAAGAACGCGGTCCAGCTTATCTAAGCATGGGCGCAGCCGCAACTCTTGCATGGCGCTTACGTGCTTATGCCAGTCCTGTTGCTGGCCAGCGCCGCTTGCATTCAATCCGCCGGGGCTTTCACCAAGTAGCCGCGTGGCTGGAATATCTGCGACCGCACAAAGGCGCTTGTCGAATGCTTCCATAACGTCGGCCATACCAGACCACGAAACTTGAAACTGGTCTATTTGCTCGCCCGTGCTCGTTCCATCGCCAGAATCGTATATCGTTACATTGTGAACGCTCTCGCCCACCATCATAGCGGCTAGGCGCTTTGAAATAAGCGATTCACCTTCCGGGTCGCCAACGATTTCGGTCAGCTTAGGAAAACCAACGCGAACAATGCGGGCTTTATGCAGCAATGCCGCAAAGCTGGCTTGCGCGGTGTCTGTGTTCTTTACAGCGTCAAGCAACCGTTGCAGCCGGGCCTCACCCCAAAAGCGATCTTCTGATGAAGGCATTGCCATTTGCGGGATGATTTCACCAGTAAATGCAACAATGCGGCTAGGGTCTAACCTTGTTTGTTGATGGTCGTTTATTGTGAACCATCGCGGCTTGCCGTAATTGGCGGACATTGGGTCTAGTTCAATATCCCCCACCGTCATCTGATAACGGCTTATGACGTGCAAATAAGCAATCTGGCCCTGCTCTATGTCACCTATCGGCTCCGATGGAACGCCGGGAGCGCCGATAATGATTGCGCCGCCGCCAAGGCCGCGCAGGATTTCGGCTTCATAAATCTTTTGGCGCAGTTCCAGTCTGGTTTCTTCGGCTTCAATAGCCTCAATGTCCACGTCATCCGCATACCACTCGCGCCATGCACGGACCATATCAAGCGCAGGAATGTCAATGCACTTTTTCATCATACCGCTGGAACGATATGAGGCCTGTATCTGGTATTGGTCGAGCGGGGTGAAATCGTAAACCGTCGCCATGCGCGGGTCGGCTCTTGTGCCTACGCCTGTCACGGCGTTCATTAGGCCGTCAGCCATTTGCGCTTTTGTTCTAGCCATAGTGCTTCGCTATGCGCTGGGAAGCCGTCAAATTTTACCGCCGATATTTTTTTGCATTTAGTGAAAATAACTGTTGACGTATAGGACCAGTGGTCCTATACCAAACTTACAGCAAGGGGACATTCCCCGCCGATAAGGAGACTGAAAATGACTATCACTGAAAACCAAGCAAACTATATTACGGCTCTTGCAAAGCAAATTTTGGCCGTTGACGTTTCAAAGTTGCCGACAAAAGCAAAGGCAAAGGTGGGCTTTACGTTTAACCCACAAGCAAACGCTATTGGTTCGCAAAAAATCGCTCAAGAGGCTTTGGACGGTTTGGCAAAAGGCGAGTTTGGTATTGATGGTCGGGTTTTTCCTTCCCAGATTATTGACGGTCTAAAAATTGCAGCGCGTCGCGCTGGCTGCTAATATTGCAAAAACAGAAACACAAAAAGGATTTTTGAAATGACCCACGAAGAACAAGTCGCAGCTATCATCGCTCAAATCGCTCCAGTTTTAAGGACTGATTTAGATGCAGAAACATATGCCATAGGCCTGATCGAAGAAAAATGGGAGGAAGATAGTCATTACGAAGTGCGCGGGCTGCATACTAAAAGCGGCAATCCTCACGCTTTTTCAATATGACCCCAGCCACATTCCAACGCATCCGCGCAAAACTAGGCATGACACAAACACAACTTGCCGCCGTTTTACGCATAGATGACATTCGAACAATCCGCCGATGGGAGAGAGGCGAACGCGCAATAAGCGGCCCAGTTTCGTTGCTTATGGAATTGCTGGATGATGGACGCCTGTTACCCTAGCGCCCTAATGTCATAGGACGATCCGCCTAGCGCAAGTTCCGAAAAAGCGTCAGCGGCAGCGTCTACTTGATCGTCATGTGCGCCCGCCGGGAACATTGACATTTCATCTAAGAACGGCGCAACCCATGCATCACGCGCTGGGTCGCCAGTAACAAGCAGCTTTACGTTGCCAGCCTCGGCTTGGCTTGCCAGTGGCGCGGCTCGCGTTGCTTTGTCACCTGTAGGCCGTTCAACTTTCACCGAATAACCAGCCAGCTTTCTCACCATCATTTCGGCTTGGGCCTTTCCAGCCTGACCGGGGTCTTGTGCAAGACGGATTGTAACTTTTGTGCCGTCGAACCCAGCCTGATTGATAATTGACCGCTCCACGTCCATCGGCGAGCCTTGAAAGCGGTTTACGTCACAAATGATAAAAAGCCCGGATCGAGTGCGGACCATATCAACGCCAGCGGTCCAGTCAGGGTCGTTTGTCGTGGTCTTTGCTGTTGCGGCCATATCCCATGCACGACAACGACGGGCTATATCGGCAGGTAGCGCCCCAATAGGCTCAAACCAATGGCGCTTAAACAATCCACC